CGAGTAAAAATATTCGTTTACTTTTACGATGTCGACTCGGCTTAGAAGAAAAACCCGTCGAGTTCGAAAGATTTCTCCCAAAAACGGAGGAAACTCGTGAAATACGAGATTAACTTTATTACTTCAGTCAGAACATTCGCGATCTACGGCTCTTGGTCTGGTAAGTAAAAGGGTTAACTAAACGATATAAATATTTTATTTATATATTAAAAACGAGATGCGGTTATTCATGTTTATGATGGTGAATAGTTTATTTTTCTTCGGCAACGCGCTTAACGACGTTCGGTACGTTAATTACCCGAATAGAATTACGATATTTTGCGATGCGGCTAGTAACGTTTGTTGGGATAAAGATAATGAGACGATATATTGTCCCGGGCATAACGTTAATATATCCCCGAGGATAAATGTAAGAGAAAGACAACTTATATTCAGAAATTCGCAATACGATGACTGCGGTGTGTATACAGCTTATAACGCGAATTACGAAATGACTACATCGCTAATAGTATATTCGGATAAAGTTACTTATCATTCGTACGAAAATGGACACGGTGGATACGCTAATTACACGATAATTGTCGCTGCTAAAACACCGTATAGCTTTAATATAGAATGTTACGCAGCGGCTACGAAAACTACAATCTCATTGTCAAATTCTACAACGCAGATTAATCCGTTTACGAAAAGTTATAGCTATATTTCTGATATGACGAATGCATCGCGTGAGTGCGATGGTATTATAACCACAATGGGTGGTAGCAGACAAATGGGATTTCAAAGCGGTCAATTTACGTGCGCCGCGTGGTTGAAAAATGCCGTAAGAAATTCGTCTAGTACAACGTGTCTATCCCCATTTAATCCTACATCTGATCCTACATCCAGTTTTACGCAAAGATCAACTAGAAGATCAACTAGAAGATCAACTAGAAGATCAACTACGAACGTCCCCCTTACGACCGAAGAAATTCCGACTTTTATTGACGAATTAGTTCTAACTAACGCGCGTGAAAGCGTTTATCGAGAAATAGCCGTTGAACAAAATTCTGAGGAAGAAAAACGCATGGAACTAACGACATTCATTCTTTGGCTAGTTAGAAATTTAAAATTATGGTAAATTTTAAAAAATAATTTATTAAAATATAAATTATTTTTTACCGGCGTATACGAATAATAATATAACGGTCAATATCATACCGGCAAAATAAACCCAAATAATAGGAGGAGGCTTAGGAATATATTTACCACCGCTAAAATCGCAGTTGATATCGTTTTTAATATGATCGATATCTACGTCGTGAGCCTGAGAAATATTGTACACTATTTGACATATGTTGGACGGGCAATCTGGATTTCCGCTAAATTCGGAAGGTGTAAAAAATTGTTGATCGTTGGAACAAGGTATATACCAACAAGCATCAGAAAACGGATTTCCTTGTTTTAATTTTTGATATTCCGGATTCGTTGATCTATTCGCGCATTTACAATCATCGGTTTGATTTCTAGTGCAATAATTCATTATAACAGAGTCTTTCTCAGTTGGCGTCATATTATTATATAGATCCCTACAATAATCCCCATCTTTTTCATTTGAAAAATATCGCGAACAACCTCCTACCATATCGATCGGGCAAGTAAACGTTTTAGATCCACAAAAAGCTTTAGTAAGAGAATTATCCGCACCGAATTGTTTTACAGCCGTTAACGATTGGTCTATCGTGTCTATTTTATTTCTGTCGTAAATACATTGTATTGGACGATAATTAGGCCAACCTTTGTAATCGGCGGGAGGTGGATTAGTAAGTTGATTAGCGATTACGGGAGATTGACCTTGTGAGTTTAAACCAATTTCGCACGTTCTATCGGCAAAATATAAATCGTCTCCCGCGTAACATTTAATATTATTCGGATCGGTAGTATAATTTAAATGATTTTTATAATATAACGCGTTCGTGCACGGATTGAAATGCGCTAAATCTTGCGATAACGGTTGTACGAGTTTATCGTAATCTACTTCAGGAGGTGGTGTCTTTGTAGTCATTTTAGTAGTCTTTTTAATAGTCATTTTAAATGATTCAACGCGTCGTTACTTGATAGCGTATATCATAATGAATGCTACGAATACCGCTACCATGCCGTAATATATTACATTAGGTATCCCATCCGGCGTCGGTATAACCCCTCCGTTGCTGAAATCGCAATTAATATCATTTTTAATATGATCCATATTAACGTCGTGAGTTTGAGAGGTATTGAATACGATTTGACAAATATTCTCAGGACATTTAGATACTTTATTAAAACTAGAAGGTACAAAAAATTGATATCTATTGGCGCACGGAATATACCAGCAAGCGTCCGAATACGGATTATCGAGTTTTAATTTTTTATAATCTGGATTGCTAGATCTTCTCGCGCATTTACATTCTTCCGCGTTGATGTATCTATCGCAATAGTTTTGCATGACGGTATCTCGATCTCCATCGCTCATTTGACTGTATAAGTTTCTACAATAATCTCCTACTTCGCTAACTGAAAATATAGGTGAACATCCACCCGATACGTTGTTAATTACGGGTAAACATCCTACATCCGTTTGAGATTCGCAAATAGGATCTATTCGTTTCGTCACGTTGTTCATTTTGTATTAACTTGACTAAACATTTTTAACCCTTTAATTATCAGAGCATTTTCCTGGTAGAGGTAAAAGACATTTTATTACGAATGCGTAATAAAATAATATTCGTAGATTAAAATGTTATCGATAATATTATTTTTGACATTTATTACCGCCCCAATTTACGCCGGTAAAATAGCGTCTCATTATCTCGTCGAATACGGAGAATCAACTAACATTCATTGGGTAGAAGATGATTGGGTTAATAATGAAACGAAATCCATTTTACGGTTGAACGATACCACGGTTACGGTTCATAAAGGCGGAATATATCTTATATACGCCTTCATTACGTTTTATGATTTGAGTAGAATGTCGGGCATTAACGTTAAAATATCCGACGTAGATAAGGTTAAATGCATAGTTACGGAACAATTGAGAGGCGATTTGAAGGATTATCCCGCGAGTCATGGAGTATTTCACCAATGTACTCTTACTTTCGTTACCAAATTAAAAAAATATGATACGATTTATTTTGATAATTATCACGCGAGAAATATCGTGAATAATACCGGACTCGCGTATTGGGGAATGATAAAAATATAATGTTAATTTAACCCTTTACTTACCAAGACTAAGAGCAATAAATCGCGAATGTTCCGACGGAAGTCGTAGGGAGGTTTCTTCATTTTATATATAAAGCTTTATAAAGCTTTATATATAAAATGGTAATTAAAATTATATTAATTTAAAATGTTATCGTTATTACTTCTCGTACCATTTTTTACGACGGGCTTAGCCTTAGAATACAGGACAATAGCCGCTCATTACGTGTCACTGCCCGATATGGCGACTAAAAATTTATATTTCGGATACGATCGTTGGATCGAAGACGACTGGGTTTCCAATTCTACTAAAAAAATGTTACGATATAATAATCAAACTTATCAAGGAACGGTGACCGTTAAATCAAAAGGTTTATATTTTATATACGCTTCCATGACATTTCATTCGTTACTTCAAGCAACTGGATATTATATAGATATAACTAATATTAACACAAAGAAAGGAACGTATTTTTATATCGCGCCGATTGAATGTTTACAAACGGGAAAATTATATAAAAATGTTACTTCGTACGATATAAAAACTCACGAAGTATATAAACAGTGCTTAGTTTCATTCGTATGGTATCTCGAAAAAGATTATAGAGTTAGTTTAAGACATTCGTTTTTCCCTCAATTAGTCGTAGCGGATCCTAAATTAACGTATTGGGGAATAGTTAAATTGTAAAATTACGTCGCGTATTTCATAGCCCACGAACTATGACTCATAGCTAAATTCTTCACTTCGCAAGTTTTTAAATGACTCGGTACGAATTGTAATGCTCTCGCGGTTTTAGACACCGCTAATTTACACATTTTCTCATCGATTAAATGTTTAGGAACGTATCGCAACATTATTCCATTGCTAGTTACTGCCATCATGCATACATCTAACGTTTTGGCTTTATTAGAAATGTATTTAATGGCGTACGATGGAGCCGTATTATTCGTAATGGCGGCAACTATATATTCTTGATATTCGTATAAATCCGATATTTCGTATTCGTTTATTAAAGAAATCGCGAGATCGCATAAATACGTCGATTTATGATAATGAGGAACGAATTTAATCGCGTACGGGTTAGATCTAATCGCGATTTCGCACAATTCTAAAGTTTTCATATAATTCGGTACGTATTTTAATTGCGATCCGTTTTGTGAAACCGCGATGGTAAATAATTCTCTATCTTTATACTCTCTCGGAACGTATTTTATTACTTCGTAACATCTAATCACGGCTAATCTGTAAATTTTTTTACATTTAAGATTATCAGGTACGTAGCGTATCGATTTGCCGTTGTTATTTACGGCTATCACGCATAATTCTTCGGTTTTGAACTGTAGCGGTACGAATTCTAACGCCTCACCGTTATACGATACGGCTAATTTACACAATTCTTTCGTCTTATATTTTTCGGGAATGTATTTAAGTACGTTATAATTAGTAGAAATCGCTAGATGACATATTTCTTCATTAATTAAATAATTAGGCACGTACTGAATAGCGTATCCGTTTTGAGAAACGGCTGTGACGAGTACATCTTTTATAAATTGTTCCGATACGTATTCTATCGCGAGGCCATTTTGAGAAATCGCTAATTTACAAATTTCTAACGTTACATCGGATATAAATTTCAGCGCTAACCCGTCGTTAGTTACGGCGAGTATTTTAAATTCGTTAGTTTGTAAATTCGGAGAAATATACCTGATAGCGTTTCCATTTTGATTAAGAGCCGTTTCTAAAATTTTAACAGTTTTAAATTTATCTGGTACGTATTTCAACATCATACCCTTCTTACTAACAACTATTAAGCATAATTTTTCCGTTAAAAATTCTTCGGGAACGTACTCCAAAATACACGCGTCGCTAGTAATCGCTAGTTCGTACATTTCAGAAGTTATTAAGTCGTAGGGTACGCGTTCTATTATCCAGCCTTTTGATTTAATCGCTAGCGTATACATTTCTACATCTTTAAAAGTCTCCGGAATGTATTTTATTACACTCCCGTCCATTTCCACAGCTTTTATACATAATTCTTTCGTGAGAAATTCGCTTGGAACGAATTTAAGAGCTAACGCGCGTGACGTTACGGCTAATAAACATAATTCTGCGTTTATCAGCTCAATAGGTACGTGTTGCAACGCCAAACCATTTTCCGAAATCGCTTCTATACATAAGTCTTCGGTTTTAAATTCGTTCGGTATACATCGCAACATTAACCCGTCTATTTTAATCAACTTTTCGTATAATTTTACGTCGACGTATTTTATCGGTATCGATTGATACAATTCAACGTTTAGATTATTACGAATTATTTTCTTCAAACAATTTCGTTTGTGCGTATTAGAAGTCATTCTATTAAATAATATTAGTCATAATATTATTTAAATTCAATTATTTAACCTTTACTTACTAGACCGCGAATGTTCTGAAGTAATAAAGCTAATCTCGTATTACACGAGATTTCTCCGTTTTTGGAAATAAACGGTCAAAATTCGTTTGTAGGTATTTGCGTGAGAAAACTCAGTCTAACTCTTTCTGGTTCGGACTCCGATGTATTCCCACGCTTGCATAAACAATAAAACGCGCAGATGATACCGGCGATTAATATAAGAATACTTAGAGAAGCTAGGATTTGAAATATATACTTGGAAATAACTCGCGGACATTCTATAATTATTTTCTCAGTAATTAAATCTATACATAGTCTATCTCTCACGTAACATTTAGGATTAAACGTCCACGTTCCTCGGACGTTTTCCGAATATTCTTTTATCGTCAAATTACGATCCGCTTTTACCGTACCAGTTTCTTCGTGATACCACGCGTAATCGCATTTAAGATTGGTTCGTAGAGACGGAGACGTAACAATCGGAGGGCAAACGCTTTCATTAACCCGTAAAGCCGCGGAGTTTTCGAAGTAAAGTATATTAATGTTAATAATAGAAGAAGTCCAATAAAGAATACCTCGTTGCGATAACGATCCGTTTAAATTCGCTATAAAAGTTACTCGCGGTTGACGTAATATTTCAGTTGCCGGGATAGATATATAGCAAAAAGTTCTGACGATACCATCGTTTTTCGGAAGAATATCGGTATCGCATGGAACGCTTCGATTACCGTCTCGCATCGTTATATACGAATCGACTAGGTGTGATTTAAACTTAAAATCGCAATAAAAATTGAGATCATCCGATTGAAAGTTTAATCCGCAAATATTTCCCGTAAGAATTTCATCAAATTTTGTGTAATATTTACAACGAAAAGACGAAAGTACTGATAGTCGCGTTGCTCGTACTCTCTCGATATTATCTACGCATTCGTAGTTCCCTACGTCTTCGAATTGAACGTTTGTAATCGTCAAATTTTGAAACCCGTTAGAGTCGCGATGAACCGAAAATCGTTCGGATTCATTATAAATTTCGAGAGCTATTAAATCATTGGGGCGCTTTAACGTCCATCGTACGTCGAGCGGTAGGTCAGATTTGCATGACAATTGGATAGTATCTCCTACCAGACATAAAATGTCATTGGATCCTAGAACGGTTAGTAATGAAAAATAAATTAACGCGCTTATCTTCAACATTCGTATTATAATATTAATATTTATAATCCTTTAAATTCATATTTTTCACTATGAATTTAATACTTTATTACTGTAAAAATATGGGAGGAGCAGTATCTTCGAATGTAATGAATGTGGTAGTTAATGCCGTTGCTAAAATAACATCGGATATAACTCAAAAAATTAAACTTAGTTATGATTCTAGTCAAATTATTTACATTAAAGACACGCACGGTGACGTGATAATTCGAGGGAATAAAATGATCCAAAAAGCTTCGTTAAATATGAAAGCTTTATTCGCGGCGTTGTCTACGTCTTCAGCGCAACAAAATCTCGCATTGGAAGTTTCGCAATTAGCCAAGTCGTTAGTATCGGGTCTAAACCTTGGACAATTTTCTGAAGCGGACAACGATATGAATTTATTGATAAATACCACCATAGAAATTACGACGAAGATCGGACAAGAATGCGCTGTGATGGCTGAGCAAAATCAAGAAATCTGGGTGGAACATACTATCGGATCGGTGACCATTGAAAATAATTTAATGGAACAGATGGCGAATGTGATGGAATCGTGTATAGAAGACGCGGTAAATAATTCTCAGGCGATTCAAGATATTATTTTAAAACTAAAACAAGATTCGTCCGCTACGGCCGAAGGACTTTCCGCGTGGGTTTTAGTCGCGATGTTTGGAATATTAATCGGAGTTCCCGTTATCGGCGGAGTTGTAGGCGGCAAAGCCGTATTACAATATTTATTTCCTATTATGGCGGTTGTCGGAGTCATTCTACTCATGGTGTATTATTTTTATTACACAGAAATAATAGTTATGAAAGCGTATTCTACTTTCATCGAAAATACGGACGCGTGTTTATTCGAACCTCCTAAACCTATTATTGACACGACGTTCGCAAATGCCGTGACCGCTGGAAATCATTGTATGCAAGATACTAGTTGCGTCGCATTCGATTGGAAAGCCTTAAACGTGACCAACACCGGCGCGTACACGAACGTAATACCTCCTCAAACGAAATTTTACACCAGCGTTTCCAACGAATGCATGTCTGATATAAAACAAGATAACGTTAGTATGTTGAGAGTGCCTGTAGTATACGTTGGTGCGGGACCACCCCCGGCTACAATTCCTAATATATTGGACGGAGATTGTTATATCGATTTAACTACGTCGGAATGGTACCAATTAAAAAGTAATTGGTTTCATAATCAAGCGATAATAGACGTTAAATTTACGAAAGTATCCGTCGGAAAAACGGTTCCTCAAGCGACTGATCCGGGAAACGATGGAGATTTTATAATAGTCTACGTTCAAAACGCGCCGGAATATTTTAATACGTATAAACGTGATAAAATTTGGACGTTTTATAAACAAGTTAGCGGTCCCGGGCTGTACGCCGCCGCCCCAGCAGCTACGAACGGTTCCGGATTTAAAGTAATCCATCGTACAGAATGGTTATTATATTCCGGTATTGGCGCCGTAGTACTCGGTATATTAGGTACGATCATCGTATTCGTATACGGTAAAAAATCAGCCGCGGTTCCACCGGTTAAAAAATAAAAATTTTACTAATAAAATGAGTAGTCAAATGTATTATCCAATTACTAGTACGATGCCAACTGCTTTACCGCCAGTACCTCCGTTTCCTCCGTCTCCTCCGTCTCCGTGGGGTCCCGGTGGAATGAGAGAAATAATCATGGCATTAATTGCCATATTAATTATAATATTTTTAGCGTGCGCGATATTTAAAATGATTAAATAATAGTACTTCTCAAAATCAAGATTGAAGCAAATCGCGCTAGATTCTCGGAATGATACGAGTTAAAATGTTCCGATAATTAAAATGGAAATACCTAAATACACCGAAATGATAATAAATATTTGCGATTATTGGGTTGCAAAAGCGGCGGATACCGAGGTTGGCGAATTAAATCCTATAGACTTGGTATATTCTATTATTAAAAATACCGCGAGAGACATTACGTATTTATTATATCGTATCACCGGTAATTATAAAATAGTAACCGGTAGCGATTCTAAAATAATAAACGATATCGTACAGCTTATATTAGGTTACGGTATCAAATTAGAACGCGGATTTATTCCAGGAGGTGGAATCGGAGAAATTATCGGTACCGCGGTACCGATAATAATTGGTTTAGGAATCGGAGAAGCTATCGTGACTATAAAGCATCCACTAAATATGCACTGGCGGATGAGAGATCTTATGAAGGGTGAATATCCGTTTTGGAGGTCTCCGTTGGTCAGAGAGTATAGGTTGTACAGATCGCTCGAAGATATCGCTATGCCAACTCATTTGTCAATATCTTTAGGTTATGGTAGTTTATTCACTCGGCTATCAAAACTTGGGGCAGCTTTAGGTTATAAATTTGGTATCGCGATTGGACAGGATATACCAACGTCAGCTACTAAATTAAAAATTTTATCCAATTATTTATACGAATTAACCGATTCGAATATAAACGATAACGTAAACGATGTAATTAAAAAATTTTTTAACGTAATTAAACGCGATTTTGAAACCATTCCCGAAACTAACTCGTCATTGGAATATATAAGTGAGATATTCGATATCGTATTGAGATCGTCTCAATACGATAAATTAAAAAAATCTTTTATCATTGCCGGAACATTAATGTTGGATCCAATCATACATAAAATAGCGACTACTCCGAAATCATTATTCGCGATAAGCGCGGCGAGTATAAGGAAACATTTTACGATTGATCAACAATTGGGATTCGCGGATAGCGATATTTTTAAACGACATCTACTTCAAATGGAAAGCGAACGACAAAAAAACGAATTAGAAGATAATTCTATCGCTATTTGGTTCGTAACTTGATTCAATAACGTTATATAGATACGTTAATTTTAAGATTTTTCATCTTAAAATTAATTTTTTTCTTTTAAGAAAATGGGAAGATCGTATAAACAAATGTGTATGCCCGAATTAATCAATTCGGCAAAACGTAAAGGATTAACGTATAGTCATTTAAAAAAGGCCCAACTCGTTAGTTTATTGAGACGAAACGCGTCTAATTCGTATTCGAGATCTAGATCTAGATCTAGTGGTCCAGTGTGTTCTCGCCCAAGATGTTCTCCTAAAAAAGTAAAACGACGGTCGTGTAGTCCGCGACCATTGAATAGATATTTCACGTACGCGGCGCAACATAGACCATCAGTTAGAGCCGCTAATCCTGGTCTTCCTATGAAAGAAATCAGTCGGATACTAGGCACAATGTATAAAGCGGATAAGCTACGATGCGCGCCATCGAGATCGAGATCCCGTTCCAGAAGATCGAGATCGAGATCTCGATCTAGGTGTTAATTATTAAATATATATTTCTAAAGTTAATATAACTTTAGAAATAAAAAATTTATGCATTTATAACCACGGACACGTTTGTGAGATAGTAGGTAAATTTATCGACGTAACCGACTCATCTCGTTCTATTATATTTTTAAACATCGCGCGATTCGCGGTAAAAATAACGGGAGAATCCGTCATTTCGGAAGCGTTATAGTACAAATAACTATTTGGCCTCGGTACTTGAGTTTTTCTAATGATAAAAGAAAAGTCTCGTACGACGCTTATTAGATGAATGATAGCCGCTATTATTTTTTGATAATTTTCGCTTATTGATCCTAATTGTATCGGATTTAAAATCAATTCGATGGCATCATTAGTATTATGTTGTTGTACGCCGCACGCTTGTAATAACTTTTTAATTTTACATTCGTCGTTAGTATTTATTACGAAATGGACCGCACCGCAATCTAAATTTCGAATCGCGTCTAATATATCCGCTATTTCTAATTTATATACTCTCAAATTTCTTTGAAATTCGCTTTTACTAGGCGCGCCTGGCCAAGTCAACACCGTATCTTCAGCGTAAGTTCCACCTATATACGCTATCAAGTACGGGAGTTCTTTAATGCAGAAAGATGATCTCGGTTGACTAATCGAAAATGCGGTAAAACTAGTTTTCCAATTTTCGATAGCTCTATCGGAGCTATCGAATAACTGAATCGGCTTCAAATTATCCACAATATTTTTAAACTGTGAGAAAAGACCTTCTACCGGTGGCGACATATTTTCCGTGGGTCGAACAGAATTAACGTGACCCGCTACATCTTTATTAATAATTAAATCGTATAATTCGACTTGATGAGACTGATACAACGCTTCGACGAATTTCCGCAACATCTTTTCACTACTAGATGTCGTTACTCCGGATTTCATCGTAAGTATGTCGATAAGTTTACTAGCTTTTGCCATACTAGTCACCATGTGTAGACATATTTCTTCATCAGTTTTCGTCATCGCGTCATTAGCCCTTAGATACGGCAATATCGCTTCCACATTCAAACTTCTTATCAGTTTAAGTTTTAACGGTTTAAGTAATTCCATTTTAATATTATCTAATTTATATTTAAGATCGCAAATTCAATTTTTACATCGCCATCGCGGTGATAAATTCGCGAACCGTTTCAATTCCTTGATTTACTACGATCTGTCTGGGAAACATATTACCAGTATCTATTTCAATGCTGAATATTTGAAATAATATACGATCATCCGCGGTAAGAATACAGTAATAATAATTTAATAATTGTTCGTATAAATGATTCATAAAATCGAATATATTATATTCCGTTAAAGTGAGATTATCCGGAACGTGTATAACCGCTTCCAAATTATAATTTAAATCCGGTGAATTGTGTAATTCCTCAACGCGTATTTCGAATAAATAATTATTAGATACATCGGGAATTAAACTACAATAAATAAACACGTTGTAGTATTCTTCAATAATAAAAGGATTAATTTTAGCTACGGGTCTATTATGTCCAGAATTTCCAAAAATAATCGGTCGCGTTGTCATTTTAATAATACATTCTTTTGCATTATTAAAATATGAACATTTATCAAAATTTTCCACAGACGATAAAAATTCCGCAAAAAACAAAAAATATTACATTTTCTAAGGCGATTACCGTTAAATTTACGGATTCTCCTCAAAAGTTAGACGTAGATTTACAATCCGCGTCATCATTTCTCGATAAAAGATTGGTATCGCGAAGATTGATAATTAACGAGTTGGAATTAATTCCAACTGATCAATGGAAAATATGCGCGTCGGGAAAAAGTACGGAATTTAGACGGAATTTACCAAATATAAAATTAATAGGACGCGGAGGATTTGGTAACGTATATTCGGGAACATTAAAAAATCGCTTATCAATAGTAATAAAGGAAGCGTTATTAACTCCTGAGGAAGAAAAGAATTTAAACAAAACTACGTTAAGATGGAATAGTATACCTCGAAATACGTATCCCGCCGAATATAAATTAATGACGTTAGTTAATAATTTTCTTTTCAATAAATCGTCACAAAATTTTATAATCGCGTATCGATTGGCCATGTGTAGCGGTTGTAAATTAATAAAACAACCGATGGGGTCTTGTTACGTTACTTTTATGGAATACGCTAACGGGGATTTAATGAGTTACGCCGCGAATAATATAATCACTCGTAATATAGCTAATAGCATGATATACCAATTATTATCAGCGTTACATTGTATCCACAGTAAAATGGGTCTTTGTCATAGAGATATTAAAAGTCAAAATACGTTATATTCATTGGTAAAACCAGGAGGGTATTTTAAATACGTAATAGCGGGCGTCGAATATTACGTAGAAAATGTAGGAGTAATATTTTATTTAGCGGATTTTGGAGTATCGAAAAGTTATTCTCCCGTGTATTCCTCCAACAAAAATTACGGATCTCGTATGGTAGAGGTAATTAGTAATAACGATAACGACGTAGAATTATCACCGATTACGTGTAAATACGATTTAGTATTTTCAAAAGATAAATATCTGATAAAACCGGCAACAATAGTGGAGTGGCAAAAAGGTAATTTTGAGGTCATAACGGGGACCAAATCTAATACGTTTGGTCCGGTAGATATTGCAGCCGATAGAATTGTAAATTTGACAAATTTTATGAAATTTCCCGTTACGTTCTTTTTTGAAGATATTCAAGACGTAATCAGAATGATCGTCGGTGGCGAACAAACGTGGCAAAATAACGAGCATCAAGCCTTAAAGACTCCTATTAATGAAAAATTATCTAGACTCGGTTATAAACAAGTCATAAATAATACGATAGGAACGGTAAGATATCTAATCGCTAGTCGAATGATTTACGAATTATATTTTTCTGAACCGGTACCAACTGTTGATTACGTAATAGACACTTTTATATCATAAAATGATCGAATTCTTTTTACGGCGGCATAACTGACAACATATAATTACGCAGCCGATAATAATACAAGCGATTGATAATCCAACTATACTCCATTTTTTTAAATTAGTCCCACTTTGATTTTCATTCTGAGCTAAAGTAAATTTTTGTTGTACGGTGAAAGGAAACGATGTAAACTTATCTTCGATTAAGCTATTAAATTCTTTTATAAATTCTATTTCGTAATTAGTATCGTAATCCTGCCCTAAGCGAATTAGACACGTGGAATTCGTACCAGGATATTGATATATATGAAAGGTAAAATTATAATTTTCATCATTTACGCGTCGAGGTATATACGAAACGACGACATTTATTTTTAAATCATTCTTATAACATTTTATACAAATGTTAGTATCATGCGATTTTACTATCATATTAAAATCGATTCGAGTACGGTTTTCTAAATCATCGTGCGATTTTACCTCAGAAAATGACCATATCGTTATATTAATAACGTTAGAACTATTATCATCTTTATTAACGCAATAATAGATACCGTAATCATCGTAGGTGACGGGATCTATGATAAAATCCTTATTATCTATAAATTTATGTCTCGAGTAAACGGGGTCAAATATCTTATTATTTTTGACCCAATGAGAAAAATTTACATTAGCGAATTCGCATTTTACCGTATACACATCATTCGGATGGAGGAAAATATTTTCTCCTGATGATAAATAAACGAAGCTTAATAAAAATATTAAAATCATTTTTATTATAAAAGCATAAACTATTAATTTTATTTCGTCGCGAAATAAAATTATAAATTAAATCTTATATTAGATTTTTCGATGAGCGTACGTATTCCTGATACAGTTATATACGTAATACCGTTATCGCGCAAATATTTATCTTTCGATTTTACGTAATTATCGATGTATACGTTGTGATGTTTAATCGATAAAAGACTAGCGACGTGATCGCTATCGTAATAATATTTATCGTTATATTTCTTTTCGGCGGATAATTCGCGCAACGTATTTATTAATCGTTCCATTTTCAAAACTCATTTAAATTTCGCAACGCGTTACTCACAAACGTGACATTCTTGAATCGACTTTTTTTTATCGTACTTACAATATTTAACTTCTTGAGGTACGTTCGTAATTTTCGTAGATCGAACGTAATACATCGTTTTTAAATTTAATTTCCACGCGTCAAAATGTAAATCGTGTAAAATTTTGACGTCAACGATCGGATACAAAAATAAATTTAACGATTGAGATTGATCGATATAATTTTGCATGACGGCGGCGTGTTTTAAGATCCATTTTTGATCTATTTCAAAAGCTGTTTTGAAAAGATTACGTTCGTGCGTCGTAAACTGATGTAAATGTTGAATTGATCCGTGATTATTTATAATTTCATTCCAAATTTCGTCTTTATTTAATTCTTTTTTTTTAATTAAATCATCTAAATATTTATTTTTAACTATGAATGACCCAGATAAGGTATCTTGTCGATATACATTCGCTCTATACGGTTCTCCGCTAGGAGACGTATTTCCCATTATAATTGAAGTAGAAGCCGTAGGCGCTATCGCCATCGTGCAGCAAAACCTTCTACCGGTACCCTTAGCGTCTTCCGGTTCTCCTCTCAATTTTCCTAATTGATAATTAGCCTCATCTATTTTTCGTTTTATATTTTCCATAAATTGCCGCGTTATTTCTAACGCTTTATCCGATTCGAATTCAACATTATTTTTAATCAAGTAAGCGCATTTTCCTAATATACCTATTCCTATACTTCTTTCTTTTTCCGCCGAATTCTTCGCTTTCCAAATTCTAATCGGCGCGTCTCTAATAAATATAGAAATCGCGTTATCCAACATTTCGACGACGTCTCGAACGAATAATACGTCGTCTTTCCATTCGTCGTATTTTTCAATATTTAACGAAGACAACACGCAAATCGCCGTACGATCATTACCGGTCGGTAAAATAATTTCGGAACATAAATTCGATTGACTAATTTTTAATCCTTTTTCTCTTTGAAAAGGAGGCATTAGTCTATTACAGGTATCTATAAAACATAAATAAGGTTCTCCGGTTTTAAGTCTCGTTTCTAATATCCGTTGCCATAGATTTCTAGCCGATATAGTATCTACTACTTTATATGTGTGAGGATCTATCAGTTCCCACGTATCGTCTTGTTCCGGATTATGTACGCATTTTTCTATCAACGTCATAAATTTATCCGTAACGTTAATTCCGTGATGTAAATTTAAGCATCTAATGTTATGATCGCCAGTCGGTTTTCTCATTTCTAAAAATGGAATAATATCCGGATGGTCTATATTGAGATAGACGGCGTACGAACCGCGTCGAACTCCCGCTTGTTTATAAGCGATGCACGACGCGTCGTATATTTTTAAATGAGCCATTACACCCGTTGATTTATTATCAGCTGATCTAATACTAACTCCTATTCCTACACCTCCTCCCGCCATAGATAACGTATTAACTTCTGATAAAGTATCTACTAAGCCGTTAGACGTGTCTTCCATGTAAGATAGATAACACGACACCGGTAAAGAATTTTTTGTAGTACCGTAAGATAATATAGGAGTAGCCAATGATAACCAATGTTTACTAGCGTAATCGTATAATCTTTGACCGTGTTCTTCATTCGTAGCCATTTTTTCACAAACGAAGGCGAATCGTTCTTGAGGTGATAATTCGTGAGGCATCATGTAAGAATCTCTTAATCTCAGTAGACCGTGTTTATCAAATAAATTATCTCTGGATGTATCGATTATGATCGGCATCGTTTTAAATTTTATATAATATATTATATAAAATCAATTTTTACTTCTGTCTAATTATACAGAAGAAGTGGTTAGATCTAATGAAGCATATTCAGGAGGAGGTTGTAAACATCGCTGCGACTCAATACTTACGGGTAAAACATCGTCATTTTCATTGGACCTAATTATAATTATATCTTTACATCTACGATACATGAGATATAGACACATCGTTCGTAGACTGACGATATATATCCCAACGGTCGTCGTTTCAAAAGTTGAATATTGTATTACAGGAATCGGCGTTATATGTTTCAACCATCGTTTAATGGTTGAATCTTGAATGCAAATTATGACGAGAAGAAAAATTGAATGACATAATTGTATTAATTCGGCTATCAAGTACGGTGACATAAAATTAATTTTCCACGTAATATTACCGTATATTAAACCGATAGAAAATAAAAGGCAAATGCAAGATATCGCGAGTTCGTATCCATTATCGTATAATAATTTCGTAAACGATTGACACTCCGAACTCGTCCCATTTTGATTATTATGAAAACATATAGAACTCATAATAATATAAGTTAGATCTTTCATGGGATATAAACTTACGATGATAAAAGATAAACCCGCGCGTAATAACGTATTACGCGGATGCGGAACTAGTTCTAATATTGTTCGTATATCCATATTTAAATATTATTTATCATTGGAATGATAAATAATATTCAAATATTTTAGTATTAATAAAACTATGATTTACGTACTGGCGAATATATTACAACCGAGTATTTATTTTTCTTATAAAATAGTTTTCGCCGGTGAAGACGTTAATGAAGAAACCTACAAACTTATCGATACATTCGAAATACACGTACCGATAAAATATTACGATATTAACACGTTTAGTAAAAAAATGTATAATGACTTAATAAGTATGATACCTACAAATATGATTATATCTTACGAAACTGACCGTGGAATTTTAAATAGTATATACATTACGTATCTTCGAGTAGATTTAACTCTCAATTACGTGGAATTATACAAAATTTATCTAAAACCGCACGTTCAACGACTACTCATGGACGATTTTGTCGTCCCATCATTACGGCATTTAGCATTACAACGAGTTGGTAGTTTGCATTATTCTAATAATGAATTCGAAAGAAATTCGGATTTAGCGTTACCACCGGATTTATTACGCGATGTAAAAGAATATCGTCGAGGTACTTTATTCGATTACGACGTTTACGATTTATAATTTTCGTTGTAGACGCGAATTATTCAATTATTTTGAATAATTAAAATGGAAATTAATATTATACTAGATCTTGACGAAACGTTGATTTCGGCTATAGATAAAACCGAAGAGAAAAAATGTAAACGGATAAAAGAACACATGAAAATATTTCGATGGGAACACATGAAAAATTCTTATAAAATATTCGAAAGACCGGGATTACAAGATTTTCTCGATTTTTTGTTTCAAAATTTTCGAGTATCGATATGGACAGCAGCGTCTCAAACTTACGCGATGTACGTTATCGAAAAATTTATTTTGGAAAATCATCCCGAGAGGAAAATAGATTATATTTTATTTTCTTATCATTGTCACGAATGTCATGAAAAAACGCAAACGAAAAAAAATTTATCAGAATTAAAAAATTTATTCGGTATCGATTATAATTTAAATAATACGTATATTATCGACGATCATCCAGACGTACATCAAGTTCAACCGTTGAAATGTATTAAAATCAAACCGTTTGATATTACGGATAAAAAATGTAAACGGGATGAAGAATTAATGAATAGAATTTTTCGTAAATTATATAAAATATTAGAAATACATAGAACTATTCAAAGAACATAATAACGCCGTCGTGGAATACGACGCCAAGTTTTTATTCTTTTACCATAAGAGAATGATAGTTTTTTTGCAGACGAGAATATTTCTTAATGTACTTGATAGTAGTATAAATTATAACGCGATTAACGTTATAATTTAAAATATTCCGCGTCTTTTTAACGTATCATCAAGTACACTAGGAAATAAAATTAATGAAGAAGATGCGGTTAATTCTAAATTTTCATTACCTTGTAACTGTCTTATTAAATATACAAATGGTTTTTCGAGATTATAAGAGGATTTACCATCCATTAATACGAATTTACACGTATCAACTAATTTACATTTATTTAAATATAAGAATGCTTCAATTTGACCTTGCCAAGAGTTCGAAATAACATTCGCGCAAAATATCGTGGGCAAATTAATAGATTTGTATTTCAAAATCAACGCGTTATCGAAAGACTCTTTAGATTTTAAATCAAACATTACAATGATGCCATCGATTTGAGGCTGTTCTAATAAAGTATTCGATTCTACGAATTGTACGTAAATAGTTTTACCGTTGTTAAACGAACAATGGAAGGAATTCGGGTATTGGTTCGGAGCTGGATACGTACCGTTACATACTCTGTTAATCCAGCACGATTTACCCGAATTGTGAGGTCCAACTACTAAAAATGTGTATACCACCATGTTAATTATAATCTATACGAATTTATAAATTATAATTCAATTTTTACACTCATTTTTTAATATATTCGTAATTAAATATACGAATGGCTGATCCAAATTCAACATACTTTTTCCATCTAAAAATACGAATTTACACGTATCGTAAAATTTATAAAAAGGTAATTTTAACATTTCTTCGTCTTCTAATAATGCTACGGACGACATATACATATTACCACAAAAAACTATAGGTACATTAGAAAATGTACTCGCGCATTCATATTTTAACAATTGCGCCTCACAATATGATTCATCGGATTTTAAGTTAAACATAATAATTATACCATCGATATGAGAATCGCATCTTAACTCGTTACTTTCTATAAATGTGATATTAAATCTACCGTTTGCTATTTGACAACTGTGATGAGTCGAAAATTTAATTGGAGCTGGATACGTACCGTTACATACTCTATTAATCCAGCACGACTTACCGGTATCATGCGGGCCTACAACTAAAAATGTATAATCCCGTTCAAACTCGCAACAAACTGGATCTAACGTAGAAGAATGGTAATTGGTAGACAATGCTAGTTTAATGTACGGTAATATATAAATTGTATACGTTTCAGTATCATTAAGCGTTAAATCTTCACGACGATACATGACATCGATGAGATCATAACGACCGCGCCAATTATCGTATTTTATCGTCATATTTGCGGGTATTATACTTAACAAATTGTCATATATTTTTTTAACAAATACGTTCGTATCACTAATTCGACTAAGCGGTACGAAAACCGCTATCGTATCGATTATGTCATAATCTTCTTCCAAAATATCATCAAATTCGAATACGATTTGGTAGTGGAAAGTTTTCACTACCGTATTTGTAATATGGGACACTATGTAAATCATATTTTTATATCAATTACATTTTTAAATAAAGTTTTTCTTAATTAATATGAAACGAAATGAATAAAAATATTATATCTATCAATAACGTAATATTAGCAAGATTTAACGAAGAAATTAACGATACCGTGAATAAATTAAACGAATTAACGGCGTTGATTAATACCGGTAATTTATTACCGGAGATCATGAATCGTATAATCGATGAAATAAACGAGCTCAATAATAATCTTTCAATAAATTGCGAAAAAGATTTATATTTATCTCAAACGATTAAATTAATTAATAATTACGTTACTATTTTGAAAACTCCTATTTGTAAAAATGAACGCGTAGTGTTGGATCAAAAATTAGTAATTACGAACGAATTTATCGATATCGTTAAATTTACGATTGTAGGAAAAAAATGGTTGAACGTGCAGTTACCTAATATTAAAAATATAAATCCGCATTTGGAATGTTGTTTAACGTGCGGCAATACGGATGTTAACGATTTCGAATCCGATAAAGTTTGCGGCAAGACGTGTTTAAAATGTTCGACGCACGTTACTATGTTGGAAGTAGGTCATACGCACTTAGATTACACTAGAGTTAATATCATAGGTAAATTTGTCTACAATCGCGTATTACATTTTCAAGATTGTATTAAACAGTTTCAAGGAAAGCAAAATTGCAAAATACCGGATTCTTTGTACAAAGAATTAGATAATAAATTTAAAACGTACAGATTAATTTTAGATTCTGAAAATTGTTACGTAAGATATTCCAAAATTACGAAACAACATATTTTAATGTTTTTAAAAGAATTAAAATACGTAAAACATTACGAAAATATTAATTTTATTTATTATACGTTGACTAATAAACGTACTGACGATATTAGTCACTTGGAGCATAAATTAATAGAAGATTTTAAAGAATTGGTTATTCTTTACGATAATCTTCATAGTAAAGATCAAGAAGAAGAATTAGATAGAAAAAATTTTATGAACGTGCAATATTTATTATTTCAATTGTTAAGACGTCATTCGTATCCTTGTAAAATAGAAGATTTTTCCATTTTGAAAACGACGGATAGAAAATTATTTCACGATAAAATTTGCTCAAATTTGTTTAAAAAATTAGGATGGACCTTTACTCCGGTCTTTTAATTTCTAAATTTACAATTTAGAAATTAAGAAAAAATAAATTATACCCGCGTATCTATTTCATCATTAGTCAATCTTTCGGAAATTTCTTCTACGCTACGACGTTGTTTTCTTACAATTTTAAACCGTCTAGTGAAAAAGGCGTAATAAAAAATTTGAGTACCTATAAAAATTACCGCGATAGACGCCGATAATCCGTAAATTATACCGTCAAGATTTTGTATTTTCTTTTCAAATCGTTGACAAGTAGGTTTTGGCACAACGGTTGGCGTTATAGTTGGTTTAGATGACGTTGTCAGTAATGCGTTAAACACATCATTCCAGGTAATCACCTTTATAACTTGATAATTTTGACTTACATTTGTACCGCATTCCAGCGTCATATTTGGCGTAAACCATAACTCGTAATATTGCACTTTTTCTAACTCAGTTATAGTAAATATGCTTCGCAAAATTGTTACGTTGTCACCGTTCGCGTAACAATTAGTTTTATCAAAAGTATTATAACTAAAAGTAGACCAAATTTGCATTGCTATTTGAATTGGAAACACGGACCATCGGGATCGAAGCTCGTCTTTCATAACTATCAAATTAATAGTATTAATAACTGTACCATTAATTATACACGAATATACACCCGCGTCTATCATCTGTACATTTTTAATGAGAAATTTTGGAAATGACCAACGATAATATCTTAAATTTTGTTCCCACGAGTACGTATTTCTTACGTACGACAAAGATACATCGCTATACGTATACGTTTTGCCGGTATGTAGAGTTATATTCCACGTAAGTATACCAACTTGTAATTCCCAGGGTTGAATATTGGTATTACACATTAATTCGACGTTATTACCAACTTTAACGACTAATGGTTTAATTTCCATCGTCGTGTCGTTAAGTTCCAGTCCAATTATATTACTCAAATAGAGCATTATTACGTATAAAATAATTAACATAATTAATATTTAACGTATTTAATATTATTAATAATAATCAATTTTTTATAATTTCCAAAGTTTTTTACTTTGGAAATTCCGCAATTCTTCGATATACGATGATCTCGTTTTCGTGTACGCAACTCGTCAAAAGATCTATCGTTTTAGACGTCGTATTAAGTACGATATCGACGGTTTCGTTTAATTTTACCGTACGTATCGTAATTTTATTCGGTATGTACTTTATACTCTACCCATGAATGAAACCTGTTATTTTTATACACTACGCGCCAATATAAAAACACCGTTCCGAAAAACATGATCACGTTTATCATAAATCCTAAAAATATAATTAAAACGATGTCGTTTTCGTTTAAATACGAATCCGTAGATATCTTGGGTCTTACGTATTTGTCCGTATAAATAGAATCCCAAGTAATTACTTTTGTAATTTGTAAATCATTAGTTACGTTCGTAACGCAAGATAGTCCTATGGTCGGTTTTATCCATACCGTAAAGTATAATCCCTTATCTACTGGCGTGTGATAAATTGTTAAATCATCATTATTCGTAATGTTTTTAACGAGCTCGTTTTTATACACGTGACACGTCGGTATACTGAGAGAATTATAACTTATCATATAATCAAATATTACGTATATACCATAATTTGAATATAAATTATCAAATTTCGTTTTATCGTAAGAATGCGTAACGAGATGGTCTAGAAATGCGTAATGCGGGGGTTCTCTTACTTTGTGATATATTTCTTCTCTTATTACCACCACATTAATAGTATTAAGAATTAATCCGTTATGTACGCACGAATAAATTCCGGCATCGATCATTTGTACTTTTTCTATATTTATATGTCTTCCGTACGAATCGGTATGATACCTTAAAAGTTGATCGCACGAATACGCGTTATCTAACGTATGTCTTTCACCGTACGTATAAGTTTTTCCATCGTACATGGTTTTATTCCACGTTAAAAACGAGTCCCATGGAATGTGGTTAGCATTACAATCGAGCTCAAGCCATTGCGTACCAGTGGTAACTACAATAATTTTGGTATTATTTTCCATTTCGATAGGGGTACCAATGCACGGCATAAGTAAATATAATAGTAGTAATAGCGACATCTTTTTAATATTAAATGATATCTCATTTAATATTTTAATTCAATTTTATTCTCATTCAACGCGTAATTTATTATTTATTAATAATTTATTGCGATTTTTGTCAATTCTATACAAGTAATGACAGAGTATGATACCAGTAGTCAGAAGCGCTATATTCATGAAAACTCCGTAAATTAAGACAAAAATTTCCGAAGTTTTTTTATCGAATACGCAATTCGATATTATTTTATCTTCGTACTTTATTTTTGGAGGCGTTGGTAAAATATACGTTAAATTGTAAACGTCTTCCCACGAAATTATTTTAGTAATTTCGTGGTTCGCGCTAACATTCGTAACGCATACTAAAGTTACAGCGGGATTTATAATACATCGATAAAAAACTATTTTTTCTATTTCCGTGATGACCGTTATTTCCGGATTTAAAAATGTAATATTACTAGGTACGTTCGTATAAATATGACACCGCGTTACGTCAAAAGTATTATAACTTAAAACGGATTCAAAATCGGTATTAATTCCTGACGAATATAACTCGTCGAAATATCTCTTACTGAAAGAATGACTCACTGAGTTCTGATCTAAAGTTTCAAAATTCGGTGACTGTTTTACTACCACAAAGTTAACCGTATTTAAAATCGTACCGTTAATTATACACGAATAAAATCCGGCATCTATCATCTCAATATCGTATATAACGAAGTAAGGATCATTTCCGACGTTGCCAGTTACGAATCCATATCTTAAATTTTGATTTCTCGAGTACGTATTTCTTTCGCGCGAATCTAATCGAGAAGTATACGTATAGGTTTTGCCGTTATACATAGTTTTGTTCCACGTAATACCATCGAATAAAATATTTCGATCGATATAACAATCGAATCTCGTATATTTATCTCCAATAGTCGCGACCACGATTTTTATTTCGGAGGTAGCCATCGTACAACCGAAGTATAATAAAATTATTAACGGAACCATAATTAATATTAATCAAAGTTTTAATAATTAATATTCAATTTTATATACACCGATAAACCCAACAAAGAAACCTTACGCACGCGCTAGCGAATAAATATTTCTTCGTTCTCATTAATATTTTTACGTCCGGATCTTTAGGCATATTATCTAAAAATGCGTCATTATCTCGAATCCACGGCGTTAATCGATTAGTCACGTGATCAATTATACCGGTAAAAAATAAATTTTTATCGTTAAAATTTAACGGCGCGGATATAAACTTTATTAAGTAAAGAAACGTCATAATTCGTCCCGCATTTATAATTTCATCGGAAAATAGTTGATCGCTTATTTTAATATAATTTTGTATTTTCCCGTCAACGTCATTTTGATTCTCGTCCATCCATTGTACGATAAAGGGCTCGCAATATAATTGTATCTGGGTTAAATATTTATCGACTACGGCCATACGTTCTTTATTAATCTCGTTAGCTTCGTCAAATATTGCAAATCTTACTAATTGTCCACAAATATCCATTATGAATAATATTGCGATACGTTTTATTACATTATTATTCAATTTTATTACGTTTGAAAGTATTTAATCCAATTATTTTGGCGTAGATAAAATTCCGTAAGATATATTACCTTATTAATATCGGGACAATCCGCGTATTCGTTAAAATCTAGATTTAAAATTTTAATACAATTAATTACATTAGTCTCATCTTTTATTTCAAAATTTTGTACTTGCGTAGAATTTTCGTTCAAAGCCGCTTTATATTGAAGTGATAAAAATTTATATAAAGTAGTAGGATGTAAATTGTCAGAGAAATTAACATGTTCCCTAAGATTAAGAGGTTGTAGATACGCGAGTATAGTATTTTTTCCATCTCGTACAATATTATTAGGGTAATTGTGCGGATTAAAATAAATTGTAATAGCCATGGTGCTTGGTTCGTAATTTATTTGAAGAAATGCCATTCGTTCGTATTTTAAACCTACGCACGTCTTAGCAACGTACGGAACGTAATACTTAGAATTCCAAGTATATCGAGATATTACTAGATTCGCGTCTAAAACTATGCCTTTAGTTATTATATTAATTAACGATATAACGATATCTAAGGATAATTTATCTTCTCCGTATTGCGTATAATCTTCTAAAATTATATTTTCACTTTCGATACGTACGGCATTATCTATTCCTATTATTTCTCGTAACGCGGTTACGAGGGGATTTAATACATCGAGATCATTTAATAACAATGGTTTAACGATAATAATTCTTTTATCTTTATTATACCATAATTTATCTCTTTCGCTATTTATTATCATTATAGAAATATTATTCCCGAATACGTAAACTACTATCATATTACTATGCATAGATATGGATTGTATATCCGTACAATCTTCATCCGGAAATTCTATATCAACATCTGGTGGTAACGTAGAGTTTTCTGATCTTTGCATTACGTTGAGTTCATTTTGAGTTATAATTTTTGTTACTGTGGCATCTATTCTTTTTCTATATATATATTTATATAAATATTGATCTATGAATGATATCGCGTGGTTAATTTTAGCGTGTATGCTTATATTATCGAGATTAAATAATCGTAAGCATTTAATCCTATCGTACGCAGCATTAGAATCTTTAATCATAAATGTACGTAATGAATCGAAATTTTCGAGGTGTTTAAATAATTTATAATATAATTCTAACGGGGATATAGTTCTAATTAATTGTAAATATATTAATGTATACACGGGTGATATTAGAGAAGCGTCGTTTAATATTTTAATAACCATTTCTTCGACGTAAGGATCGAATTCGACCATGATAAAATAGTCGCCTTTGAAAATATTCGAATTAATACACGTAACGTATAATCGATATTCTTCTCGTTCCGATGGTAAATTATACGGTAATGGCGGGTTACTCATCATTATACTAGTATTTATGAATCCAATGAGCCGAACGGCGTAATCAGCGGTACCATATTTATGCCTAACTAATATCGACCACGAAGCACTCTCAAATTCGACTCTCTCGTCATTCAAATAATCCTGAATGAGAGTTTTAATGTTAACTATTACGTTAGTAGGGCACGGTTTAAGTAATATACATCTGCCTCGAGTAAATCTTGCAATATGTTGATCAGCCACGCTATCATCGATAAATGATATCATGATATCATTTTGTTCGTCTATGTGTACGTGGATTACCGATGAATACATGTGTATAAATTTAGTATTACTGACGGGATCGCAAGTTGTGCTGTAACTTTTAACTTGATCGTATAACTGATTTAACCTTTCAATTCTATCCATGGGGATATATTTATTTAAACTTACTCTGTAATCGTTTAAGACGTCCTCGTTAATAATATTTGCGGTAATAGTTAACGGAAGCGTTTCTTCAGCCGTTTCAAATATATCAGCACTCGTAGCATTTAGTTCTCTTTCTAACGCTAATTGTCTCTGTAATTCTTCTTCCGATATTTCTTCGGCTAAGGTATATTTAGATAATTCGGATTCCACGGGTTCTTCTTCGATTATTACGTCCGAAGGCTCTATGAATTGTTTAACGAATGTTTCTTCACTTTCTTCAGTAGAGTCGCACGTTTTCGGCTCTTCTTCTTTTGAAGAAGTATATTTAGGATTAATACTTTCTCGCCGGGAATATATTAATTCTCGAGTGCGCGCGGATGGTTCCGGAATATTTTCAATTATGGGAGGAGGTACGATTGGAGATATAATCGTACGCGGTCGAAGACGACGGCGCGCTCGTATAATTTTTCTCGGTATAGATGCAATAATCGGAGGACTGGGTAGAATTGTTGGCACGGGTGCAGGACTGGGTAGAATTGTTGGCACGGGTGCAGGACTGGGTAGAATTGTTGGGACGAGCGCAGGACTAGGTAAAATTGTTGGGACGAGCGCAGGACTAGGTAAAATTGTTGGGACGAGCGCAGGACTAGGTAAAATTGTTGGTATAACTTTACGAGGTTTTACCCTAGGAATTATTCGCGGTGGTGGCAACGGAGGCGCAAATTTTTTACGCGGACGCGGGAGCTGTTCTTCTGATTTCTGAAGCAGAGTACAAAGTTGTTTTCTCGATTTACGTTTCCAATTTAAGCCTTTTTTTTCGATTAAACATCTTAATTCGTCTATCGTTAAATGCGAACAATTATTTTCATAATGCCTTAAGTGTTTGACTAATTCTTGTTTTCTCATGCAATAATACTTTTCAATACAAAGATTTTTCGCCAATTCTTTTAAATCGCAAACTCTCATATTATTGAAATCTATCATTTTATTATTCACCAAAAACAAAATGAATGAATTTTGGATGGATAATATATCACAATTATTTTCTTTCGATTTTATTCCCAAGTCGAGTAAATCCGTAGATTTAAACCTTAACGCGATAACAAGATTAGCTATTCTTTCTAGCGTAATTATTTGTTTATTTAACCCGGTAATTGGTATAAGTACGCTGATAATATGTTTAACGGTTATCGTATGTATTTATTACACTAATACTTGTAAAGATAAATATACGTCTATCGAAGAGATTGGATCCCAATCATCTTTTACTAAAGATAGATTTTGTAACGATTTAAGGCCTTTACAATTCAATGATGAATATTTCAGTCAAAACCAATTACTGGTTGGGAAGCCTGGTATAAAAACCATGATTCCTCCTATTATTGCCGCACCGAGTCACGAACTGACTCATTGGAAAGCATCTGGATTAACCACTCATTCGCACATTAACTCAGAAACTAATTTCGATAGTTATCGTACTGGCTATTTAGGATCAGAATTTGATTTTAACAAAGCTTATACCGGGTATAACGAAGCGAATAACGAAACGTATAACGAACCCTTTTTTACCGGCATATCCATTATTCCTTCATCAACTGATAAATTATTAACTCAGACGATACAACCCGGAGTCTACGAAAAATCAGATTTTAGCGAACCTATAAATTCTAATATAGGTATATCCATGCAAAAACAATTCGATAATACGATAATTGCGGCGACTCCTAATTCCGTAACGTATTCGGCTGAAAATAATCTTAACGGTGTATTAAATAAATTATCTTCTCAATTAAATTTACAAACCGAATCTAACGTTTTTGATCCCAGATTTACGGGATACGGTCCCGCCGATAGAGGATATATCGATCCTACAACTGGCCAACCGAGATTTTTTTACGATGATATTAATGCCGTAACTATGCCAAATTTTATCGCGCGGAATAACGTAGACGCGTTTAGTTGGGCTCCTCAATACGGAAGCGGTATTAACGGACAATTAGGTAATATTACCTCGGGTGATGGTTATAAACAAATGGCAAATAATTCTTTTTTAGATTCTACGATTAAAATGAGAACGGAATTACAAGAAAGATTATTGAGAAAACGTAACGCCGAATTATGGCAACAAAGAGCTTATCCTAAACATACGATGTCTAACTCTGGAATGTTTTAATCAAATTTCTAAAGGGATTTTTATCCTTTAGAAATTTATACGTTAAAGACGAATTATTTAAGGCGTGATTAAGACGTTGTTCACGCGTATGTTATTCATCATACCGCTAAAATAATGACCATTTTCTGAAATTCCCCCGAACGTAAATGTACCATCGGCGCATATTTTGTCGGAACTAAATAGCATACTTTTGAGTAAAAAATTTCCTTCGTCGTAATGTATATTCATATATCCACCGACGATAGACACGTTTAAATGATAATATACACCTTTTGAGTTGATCGTTCTCGGGGATGAAGATACGACGCGTTGTTCGTACTCACCGTGGAATAGAGTACGAGTTTTTAAGATTACGTTATGACCCGGTGTAACGAAGATAGAAAAGAATTCATCTTGACCCATTCGAAATATCTGAATTGTGTTATCCCAAGATTCCATTAGAAAAATCACGTCAATGGTTACCATAGCTGGATTTAAATTATTAAATCTAAATTGAAGAACTGTTTCGCGTTCTATCGGAAAATAAAACGTTCCGTTGAAATTTAATTTAGGAGTTTTCAAAAAAGTAATCGTTTCGACGGGAGTAGTTTCATAAAACGTAGTTGTTTCTTCCATTTCGATGGGAGTAGTTTCGTAAAACGTAGTTGTTTCTTCCATTTCGACGGGAGTAGTTTCGTAAAACGTAGTTGTTTCTTCCATTTCGACGGGAGTAGTTTCGTAAAACGTAGTTGTTTCTTCCATTTCGATAGTCGTATCAGGAATAACGACTGTTAAGATATTTATATCTGCAGTCGCATTAGATACGATACTATCATAATTTGGACTTATCTCATCAACGCGTTTTATATTAAAGACGCACGTTACTACGATAATTAAAAGAATCGTTATTGTCAACGTAATCGTTATACATTTACATCTATTTATCTTTATTTTTCTAAATCTATCTCGTAATTGAACCCTTTGATTATTAATTAATGTATTGACTTCACCCATATCTAATAAATATACTAATAAATATTATCATAATTATTCAAATTTTTTTATTATAATATAAAACATGTCAATAGCGTATACGTGTAAATCCGAAATGAGTAAATGTATAATCGATAACGGGTTATATTACGCCGGATACTTAGTTCCAACAAAACAAGCGTCATCTACGTATTGTCAGCGAGCTGAATGTGGATCACCTGTGTATTCTATGTGTAAATTTCCCAGTAAAGTAACGTGCATTACGGATAGCGCGTTGGGAGCTGATGGAAATACGTGTCTTCCAGTTGACGGATGTTATAAAAATATTTCTCCTATATAAAAATGCTAACAATGTTATTACTATTTTCATTACCGTTAACGATTAATAGTCTACTATTTTCAATACCTGATCCGTTGTGCACTGTTAATTATCAAAATCAAACGATTAACGTTTTAAAAGAATTAGCTTCTCACCAAAATGATTTTGATAGTCAATTAACTGAAATTGAAACTTTTTTACACATGAGACCATTTCCCGCGCGTAAAGTAGAACCACTGTCTATTCCTCTATGTCGAGGAATGACGATTCCTACGAATACTTATATAATTTTAAATACTACTTATTTTGAAAAGTGGAAGTTGATAGAAAATAATAGGAAAACGTGGTTAAGACTTAGTAATATTTACGATAGGTTGCGTACTCATCCTTCCCTAATTCAAATAGAGTAATTATTAAATAATATTATTTAATAATTACTCGAAGACGTTAATGATACGTAGAAATAGTATTAGTTACAAAATCGTTTAAATCGGATGATTGCCTGTTTCCATTGTATTGTATTTTATCGTGACTATTTAAATATAAAACGTAAGAAGGAAGATAGCTTTGCCAATTAGGAACTATCTTAGGTAATAACGGAACCAGGGCTTTTTCATTAGGTTCTCCATCTATTTGTATTACATCGCATTGTATCGATTTCGTATCGGCAAATTTTTGAAATTCTGGTTTAGCTTGAGCGCAAGCTCCGCACCAATTAGCGTGAATCATTAATAATATCGGTTTATTTTGTTTATTAATTTCCGGATTAACGTCTCCATTAGGCAAAAAATCCTGTATTTCTAAATACCTTATCGGAAATTTTAAATCCATTTTTAAACGAAATAAGAATTTATTAAAGATAATAAAATGCCCGAATACATTGATTCTTACGAAGTAATTGAAAAAAAATCTAGATGCCGACGCAATTGTATCGCGATTACGGGATCGTTATTATCTTTTATCGGAATCGCGACGTTGTGTTATTCCGTATTTGTGTGGAATCGCGCGATTCCACCGATTATTCATAATAATCAAACTTATATCATCAACGCGCATCAAGCGTACGATTTTAATTTAATTAGTTCCATAATGATATTTATGAAAAATATAGATATTAATAATTTTAACATCTCCATGATTATTTTACCGAAAAAACCCGGAAGACTTTTACGAATTGGTACCGAAGATCCTTGTATTAACGTCATCTTAACAACTGAGAATAAATTACACCTCGAATATAATTACGAATCCGAAATATCTGAAAATCCGATAAATATTTATGAAAACGTAAATTTTATCAAACGCGATAATAAGGTAACGGTTCAATTTCGCGATCAAGAAATATTTTTAATATTAGATCGTAATAATTATTCGTCGATTGATAAATTAATAATGTTTGGTGGGTTCGATTACGTCGGATGTATATCATCGATACGTATTAATCGGCAGCCCGTATCTACTTATGAAGCGGTGTACGATAAAATTGAGAAAAAGGCTTATTGCGACTGAGATCGTTAGTATCGCGCTCGTAGAGGGGAACGAAACCAGTTGTCATTCCAATTCCAGTCACCATTTTTATAATATTTCCAGCCGTAATACGCTATAATTATTAAAATAATTACGATAATAATCGGTAGTATAATTTCTAACGCTAATGTCATGGATGATTTCGGATTATAATATCTCTTCAATACTGGAGGACAAGGCGCGCAAGGTGGACATGGCGGACAAGGAGAAGGTGGTGGTGATGCCATAGGTGGTTGCATCATCATGTACGGAGCTCTTTGCTGACACTGATAGTTTGTAGTCATTTTATTTATAATATATTAATTTCATAATCTATCGATTATGAAATTGTCGACAATTTAATTTACCATTTTAACTCGTGTATCAACTCTCTTATCAAATTTGCGGCTTTTAACTGCTCCTGAGTACGGTCCGGAACAGTTCTTTTACCATCACGATCGATCAATTTGCCAAGTTCCAATTCAGCACACGCGACGTCTAGTAATGTTATCAGTTTAAATTTAAGTGGAACGTATTTTACCGCAGAACCACTGTTACCTAACGCTATGCGACACAATTCTTCTGTTTTTAATTCGTTTGGAACGTATTGAAGTTCGTAACCGGTTTTAAAGGTATCACAATCGGCGTGTTTCAATACATGACGCGCTGTGGTAACCAAAGACTTAAATTCTTCAGGAACGCAGCTCCAAATATTTGTTGTATTCGTAATTGAATCCATATCTATCGAATTATTATTTAATTATTTCACAAATAATTCAATTTTTAATGAGTTAGTTGTAATATCGATTTGCGAAATACTTTATTCCATTTCTTAACGGTTTTACGTAAAAATCTATGAACAGATCTTCTATAGATTTTAAATCTGAGGTATCTTCTGTAGCTATATAGGCAAACTCTTTATTACAATAAGGACACGTATGTCTCATCGTAAACCATTTCGTAATACAATTTTTACAAAATTTATGATTACATTCCGTCACGTATTCGTCTTGTATTTCTTCGTAACATATGGCGCAAGCGTTAGCATCGCAAGCGTTAGCATCGCAAGCGTTAGCATCGCTGATATTATTTTTATTAATCCGAAACGACATTAAGCGTAATAAATATTAAATTGAATTACGCGTAATTCAATTTTCACAACTTACAAATTCCAAATAAACTCATAAAAAATTATAAAACCAATCGCACCTAGTTGTAATATAAAGTCTAAACAATTTCGCGCGTAAGGTTCCCTATCAAAAACTATTGTTTTAAATTGATCCGGGACGGACATCCACACATCCTGTACCAATGGTAACGCTGTAAAATTGTGGCGGAATGTCGTTTTCAAAAATAATCTTTAAAAGTCCCGTTTTACAATACGGACACAGAGGTTTAATTTTAGCCCATTTCGTAATACATACTTTGCAAAATTTATGATTGCACTCAGTTACGTACTCCTCTATTATTTCTTCATAACATATAGGGCAAATATTATACCGTATCATATTTCAAACAATTGTTCCATGTTTTATACACCGTAATTTCAATTTTTCCGCGCGAAAGGTTTTATTTTTGGCATAGTATTCCACGAGGACAAAAAATTACCTCGTGGAATACGAAGGCAGTTTTAATATTTACCGAGAGACAATTAAAATGGAAATTGAAAAATTTTACGGTAAATTTCCCAGTGTGGATAACTCTTACTTAGATCCGTATTTAAATTCATCCGACAATTCTTTTTTGGATATTATTCCTTCAAAACAGGAATTTTATCACTTGAAACTGAAAAAGAACGAAGAATCTCCATCATTATTAGGCGATTATTATAAACATCAAAAATATATTTCGTTATTTTTATCTTCGAATACAGGTTACGACGAATTATTATTATTTCACGAGATGGGTACGGGTAAAACGTGTACAGCTGTCGCTACGATTGAAGCGAATAAAAATCAAAAAGAATCGAATATAACTGGAGCCGTTATTTTAGCCAGAGGTACTGGTTTACTTAATAATTTTAAACACGAATTAATGTTTATTTGTACGGATGGTCGATATATTCCAGAAAATTACGACAAATTAACGGATAATGAAAAAACGCACAGAATTAATAAAATATTAAAAGATTTTTATCATTTTCATACATTCGAAACATTCGCGAAAGAATTGGAAAAAATGACGGATGATAAAATTATTAAAACGTATAATAATTTTATATTTATTCTCGATGAAGTACACAACATAAAAGATAAATTCGATGTAAACGAAAATGGTGAGGATATTTTAATAGAAGAACAGGTTAATATTTATAATCAATTACACAGATTATGTCACATATTACCTCATAGGAAAATTATTTTAATGTCCGGAACTCCGATGAAAGACGATCCTAAAGAATTTGCCAGCGTAATGAATTTAATCTTACCTCTCTCAAAACAATTACCGACGTCTACGGATTTCATAGATAAATATTTTGACAAGGATGGATTTATTCGCGAAGATACTATACAGGAATTAAAAAATATAATCAAAGGTAGAACTTCTTATTTAAAAGCCGCGCAGTCCGAAATTGTAAAAAAATTTTACGGACAATTATACGGTAGATTACGATATTTTATCGTGGCACTCGATTATATGACATCTTTTCAATCCAGTGCTTACGAAATCGCTTATAAAAAGGATGTGGATAGTCATAGTATTTATAATAATTCTCGTCAAGCGTCGTTGTTCGTGTTTCCAGATGGTTCGTGGGGAACGGATGGATTTAATACGTACATTAAAAAACGAATTTTTGTTCCATTGACTAGAATGGTAGTAGGTAAAAAAAAAACGAAAACCGTTTACGAAGCTAGCAGAGATTTAATTAATAATATTAAACCTCTTGAAAACTTAAATCGATTGAGTTCTAAATATTTTGCGGTAATTTCTGATATTTTAAACGATAAGATAGTAAATTGTTTCGTTTATTGCCAATACGTAAACGGTAGCGGATTAATTTTATTTTCAAAAATATTGGAACAATACGGATACGTGGCGGCAACTGGAAATGAAACTATTAAATTAAAACGATACGCGTTAATAACTAATCAAACGGCGTCGTATAAGAAAATCCAAAGATTGATTAATAGGTCGAATCAACCGGATAATATTGACGGGGAATATATATCTATATTACTAGGTAGTAAAGTAGTAAACGAAGGATTCACTTTCAAAAATAAACGTAAAATATATATTTTAACTCCTCATTGGAATTACGCGGAAACTAGCCAGGCAATCGCTAGAGGTTGGCGAATTAATTCGCACGAAGCGATGGTAAAACGAGGAGATTCTAACATCAATGTCAATATATATCAATGCGTTTCATTGCCATCAAATACGGATACGGCTAGCATTGATCTTACGATGTACGAAACTTCTGAAAGCAAAGACATTTTAATAAAACGTGTGGAAAGAGTAGTAAAAGAAGTTAGTTTTGACTGTTTTTTAGCGTACAAAAGAAATAAAATATCTGGATACGATTATCAAAGAGAATGCGATTATTTACCGTGTCAGTACATTTGCGATGGTAATCCAAGAGAACACATTTACGACGACGAGATAACGTATTTGGATAAGAGTACGTACGATTTAAATCCGTCAATTCAGTTAAATATATCGACCAAGATTAATCTATATTTAACCGAATTATTTATATCGAGATTTACTACGAATATAAATAAATTAATTTTAGATTTCGACGATCTAAATTTATTCGAAATTATGACGGCTATAAATAATCTTTTAAATACAGAAACGATGTATCGCAATAAATACGGATTTAAATGGTTTTTAAGAATGGATCAATCGATATTATTTATTTCTCCCGAACCTCGAAACGGCAATTCGTTAGAATCTTATTATTCTAACGAAGGTTTAATTATTAATGAAAAATCGTTCGATACCGTGTTGAATCAATCTTACGAAATTTTACTTCCCGAAAAAATTGACCTTTTATTTACGGATCCACAAATGACGACTAGTATTATTTCAAAATTACCAAAAAATATACAAAGAATAATATTAGAAGCGTGTTTAATTTCGCACCAATTAAATTTAACGCAAAAAATTCAAACGAGAGATATAATATTAAATTTTTATAAAGAGTTTTATAAACGTATTCTAATTGGTAAAACGGAGACGTGGTTGATTTATCTTTACGAGGACGAATTAGGTACGGTGTGTTACGATTACGACAGCGAAAGATTTATAACTTGTTCATTACCTCACCATAATATATCTCAAAGAGTAGCTCTTATGTCTAATGAAATAGGATTTTACGGATTATATAATCCCGATTTAAAAGAATTTTGCTTAAGAGATGTGAGAAATGAAACTGGAAAAACCGATCTGAGAAAAATAACGATTGGGCGAAGATGTAAAAATTTTAATCACGGTACATTAGTAGATATTTTAGCTCGTAGAATTAAAATTGATCCACCAGTTAGCGTTTTTCAAAATGTGTTGGAACAAGATATTAAAAAAGAGTTGGATAGTAATCAGGATAAATTAGATGTCGATTATAATTCGGTGGATTCTATGAAAAGATATTTGTATTGGTATAAACAAAAACGAGAATTTATGTGCGATGTCATTAAAGATTGGTTCGAGACGCATAATTTATTAGAACAAAATTTTGATTGCGGTCATCAAAAGAAAAAAAGAGCCAAATATGTATAAATATATATCGTTACGATAAAATTATTTTATCGTAACGTCATTCTTTAATTCGGTATAGTATTAACGATGTATCAAAACTTTTGAAAACTAACCCGTTATAGTTTTCTACATGATCTCGAATTTAAGATTCACCAGGGTAGTTTTTATTTTTGGCGTCGTGGAATACGACGGTAAGTTTTTATTTTATTTTTGGCGTCGTGGAATACGACGTCAAGTTTTTATTTCTTTTCAAATGAGAGAATGGTAGAATTTATTTCTTTTCAATTGAAAGAATGGTATTTTTATTTTGGCGTCGCGGAATACGACGGTAAGTTTTATTTATTTTATTTTTGACGTCGTTGAATACGACGGTAAGTTTTATTTATTTTATTTTTGACGTCGTATTCAACGACGGGTAAGTTTTATTTTATTTTTGACGTCGTTGAATACGACGGGTAAGTTTTTATTTCTTTTCAAATGAGAGAATGTAGATTTTATTTTTGACGTCGTTGAATACGACGGTAAGTTTTATTTTATTTTTGACGTCGTTGAATACGACGGTAA